TAGGTGATAGTAATAGTTTACGCTTGTTGCGTAATGCTTCGTAGATACCTTTATATTGATAGTCTCTAACTTTATGTGGTAATTTTAATGTTTTTATCCAGTCTCCTAGTCCTTCTGGAGTAACGAATTCATCCACTTCCGATGGAAGTCCGTAAAATTCGTTGTCCCGATGTATGACTTCGTACCCTCTTTGCTCGCAAAACGCAACAATATAAGGGAGAAGACCAACATAAATCTCGCCTGTACCTGGTGAGAATAGTTTAATTTTCCCATCCCAATACCTCTTTTTATAAGCTGACATGAACTTCGCTTGAGGAACCTCGAAGGTAAACTCGTCTGCCAACTCGTATTGAACGTGGGGTTCACATTCTACTGTTAGGTAAACTTCGTTCTTCTTCTGAATGTAGACATTAGATTTCATAACCCTTCAAAAATTTCGCAAACTCAATCGCATTCTTAATATAAAATGATCGGTTATTAATAGCCTGCATAATGGCTTTCAATGCTTCAACCATCTGGTTATAGTACTTGAGCTTAAGAACGGACTTAGAGTATACTTCATCAGCTTCCAGATATATTGGAACATCTGTCTTGATGAGTTTTATGGGAAATGGTTTATCCGCTTTACCAGTATAGTACTCCCACCTATGACGGTAGGTTCGCTTTACATCTAACTCTGCCTGATCCCGTAGGGTCGTAAAGCTATTGTAAAGTCTTAAATATTTAGCATGTAACTTGGGGATCTCTAAACTGTCATGATCTAATTTTTCATCATTTAGTTGTGAGTCTTTCTCCCACATGTCATTCAAAGTTTCTAGATTCATACTTTCTTATTATTTTTATCTGTGATCTCGTACAAGGTATACTTGAAATTTACCTGTGCTGTGAAGTAATTGATGTCAGTTGCTGATGCATCAAACTCAAGTGTACTTAAACTAGTAGGGAATATATTAAAGAAGTTAACTATTGATATTGCATTGTAGTTACTGTTAAGGATAAGTAAACGAGCATCACTCATTTGTTTATCAAAATCCTCAGGTCTACCTCTTTCATTTACAGTATTAAGATACTGATAGAATTCTTCTTGGTGCTTGGGGTTTGTAAGTCCCTTCAACCACTTATAGATTTCATAGTAATTATCTAAATCTTCATTCACCAAGAAACTCAGGTTCAGATCACCAAAGGTCATCTTATCACCAGGTATTTCATAGTCCTTAACAGGTGTTTGAATTTCTTTACTACCAATTTCTACAGGAGGTATTGATGCAGATTGACAAAAGTAATCTACGTTAGGGGTTCTGCCAATAACAAACTTAAAACCAACTGGAGATAAAAAGTTTTTATTGGAAGGACTGAATAGTGTACTGTCCATTAGTTAAACACAGGTCTCCATAGGTATTTATTATAGCATAAAAAAGAGGGTCTTGCGACCCCCTTCTAAAAGTTTTAGTGCATTGTTTTAATCGAATACATTTTTACATATGCGTCTACACGCATTGGGTAAGTCTGCACATTCTATTAGGCAGTCAAAGTAATCGTCGATCTTCGTTATGTTGCTTTCGCTTGTAGATGGGTCATCGGTCATACTCCAACCAGCTAATTGGTTATGTGAAACTCTGTTGTGCATTAAAATCCTCCGTTATTTTACACCATCATGTAGAGGGGTAGGTTGCATTTCCTTTCCTCCAATCCTACTATTATGTAGGCGAATCAACACTGTATTTACTGCTACATTGTAATAAAAAGAAATGCCTACGAGTTTATACCTAGACAAAAAAAGAGACCCCGTAGGGTCTCTCTGAAGTGTATGTAACGCGAAGTTTACATTAGGTTAGCAACTTTAACTCTTCTGTAGTATGCGTTGCTGTTAAGGTTACCAGCAGCTTGTGGATCTGAATCAGATAAAGCAGCAAGTCCCTTAGCGAATGGGTTAAGAACCATTCCGTAACGAGTTTTAAACCCGATACGTGGCTGGAATGAATCCTGTCCAATCGCTCTGTACATTTGTAGCGGAACGTAAGGACAATAGAATAATCCTGCATCGTATGCATTAGAACCTTTGTATCCTACAACGTAGTACTGATCAGAACTTACGTTAGCTGAATATGGGTCAATGTATACTCTGTAACGACCGTTGAGTGTTCCAACGAATGTGTTACCAGTGTCATCAATCTCTCCAAGAGAGTTTGTTGCTCCACCGATACCTGAATCGTAGTCAAGAGTTCCACTCATAGCAAGTGCAGATGCTACATCAGCAGATGTGATGATAACATTACCCTTTCCTCTACGAGTTTCCTGTGCGATTGCGTTGGCATCTCTTTCGATCTGGAATAATAGTCCCTTGAATTTCTCAACTGACCATCTTCCATTACTGTCTACGTCTAAGTCAAATACACCAGCGTTAGCTACGTTAGCTTGAGCACCAGGTTTTGCACCTCTGTATACAGTTCTAACAACCTCACGGTTGATTTCAGCAAGTATCTCTGTTGAGAGAATGTTTGCTAGTTCAGACTCGGCATCTAATCCGTGGATTGCTTTCAAGTCTTGAGCAAGTTCAACTGAGTAGTCTGCCTTTAACGCTCTACCTTTAGCTTCAACAGCAATTCTGTCGATGCTAAACGCCATTTCCATGAATGCGTTAGATGCTTGACCATCTCCTAAACCTTCTAGATCGCCTGTACCGAACTTACTTGATGCTAGATCATAGTTAGTTGCTGTTGTACCACCACCAGAAGCGTCGTTGATTAAACCTGGGTTTTTCTCAGTTGTTGCTGTTGGAGGTGTGCCACCTTTAGTTCCAGAGAACTGTGCGTCTGGCTCATCGAAGAATGCTTCGTTACCAGTTTGATTAGTATATCTACTTCTCATCGCAAAGATAAGACCAGTAGGACCAGACATTGGCTGAACGCCTGCGATGTCATAAGCAATTAGCTTAGGCATAGCACGACGGATTAGGGAGATCAGTATTGGGTCGAAACCTGCAACTGCACCTGATCCAGTTGTCTGTGTGTTGATAGGACCAACGTTTGTTGGTGCTTCAGTTAGAACGTTACGCTCTTCTTGTAGAGCACGCTCTTGGTTTTCCAAGAGAATAGCGGTAACAGACTTACGATAGTTGTCCTTAATTTCAGGTAGACCATCATGGTTTAAGACTGGTGCCCACTTCTCTTGGAGTTTTTCTGCATTAAACATGCTAGATTTTCTCCGTTCTTGAGATTGTGTTAACAGTTAGATTCTCTTAGCGAGTTGTTGTACGTACGCTGACATACTCTCACTAACAGTCTCAATTTTTGCTGGCTCATCAGTAGAGATTTCTTCTGCTACTTCAGGTGTTTTTGCACCAAAGTAACTCTCTTTGATTTGTCCAAGCTTTTCACGATACGTCTCTTCAGATTTGAATTCGACTGCTTCGGCAAGAGAAGTAAACTTATCCTTTTGAACTTCTGCAAGTCCTCTAGAATATTCATTCAAGATCTCATTTTTATGATAGTTCCCTACCTTTTCATGCAGTCCAACGTTCTTTTCAATTTGTTCGTTGAGACGGGTCTCCATTTCATCAAGTTTCTCGCCCATATCAGCGACAACATCTAGACTCTCATCTGGAATGTTGATGTTGCTTTCAATGAACAATTTCTTTAATCCTTCCATAAATGCTTCGGTAACTTCTGAACGTAAGCCACTCTCTATGGCAAGTTCGTTCTCAGTCATCCACTCTTCACAAGCATATGAGAGGAAATTCTCTACGCGATCAGCGAACTCTTCTTTGATTCCATCGAGTTCTTCACTGATTTTACGTGCTGCAGTTTCCTTAAGTGCTTCAACTTTTTCAGAAACTTTTGCAGATACAGCAGCTTCAAATACGGTTGTTGCTTTCTTTTGGAATTCTTCGTCAAGGTCGGCACCTGCAAGAACTGCAGCGATGTCTTCCTTTACTTCTGTCTCGGAGATTGTTTCTCCTTCTTTTTCTACATCATCAAAAATCTTAGCGGAGAGTTCACCAGGCATACTGGATGATGCACCACTTGGTTTTGTTTGTAGTGTAGAATCTTTTGTAGCACCTACAGGAGCAGCCGCTTTAGCACCTACGTTATCAGGTCCTTCGGGTTTTTCCTTTGTGCTTCCACCAACCTCAACAGCACTGTTTTTTAGGTCGGATTTTTGTGGAGGAACTGCACCTTTCTTGATGGCAGCGTCGCCAGTTGCAGCGTCTTCCTCAATTGTTTTTTCAGGAGACGCGGTTTCTGCGATCACCTTTTTGAATTTTTCATCAATACTTGACATTTACGTAACTCCTAAACGGGTAAAAATAGATTGCGTTAAGATTTAATAATATTATTTATAAATCATAAACTTCTGAGTAAAGACTCAAACGCGGAGATCTTTCTCTCAGCAAGTTCCTCTTTAGAGGGAGCGTTATCAAGACTGTGCTTGATTGCTTCTAACTGTGCTTCTTTGATTGCACCGTCAACTAAAGCCCATTCCTTCCCTTCGTATATACCCTGAACAAAAGCATCAGGTGCGGAGGGGTCTGCTACTATATCAGCAGCAGTGGAAAGAATAAAGTCGTCAGCGACTATAGATGTAGTACCCTCTTTTCTAAGAGAGCCTAAACCTCTGGAAGACACACCTAGTTGTACACCCTCTTCAAGTAAGTTCTTTGCGATCTTACCCATAGGGGTTTCTAATAGTTTAGCCTTTCCAATGAAGTTCTTACCTTCAGGTTGTAACTCAACAATTTTGTGAGATACACGATCCAAGTTAATAGTTGGACCTTCTGGATGACCAAGTTCTCCGAGTGCTCTACCACGTTTGATAAATTCCTCGTTGTACTTTCCAACTTCGCGTTCCATGGTTTCGTACTTATACATACGACCATTGCGGTTGGTGATCTCAGTTTGCAAAAAGACACCTTTAATGTAGGTACTTTTCTTACCGTCTTTTTCTTCGGTAAGGATCTCTACTGGTTCAATTTGTTCCGTGATCAGTTTCATCGGTTTCCTCTTCTTCGGTTTCATCATTGCGATTCATAACGTCTGCAGTTTCTTCTGGAGATGCTTCGCCTTCTGGAGGTAATCCAGTGGCACCATCATCAGGAACATGCGGAAACATTCTATTCGCAATATCTAACTTACTAACGTCCACAGCAGCGGCCGCTTTCACTTGTAACATGTCTTTGAGTTTTCCTAGAGCATCAGCTCTGTCATTATCCCAAAGCAAATCAACGATTTCTCGTCCTTGTGTAGCCATAATTAACAGTTATCTAAGATTTATTTATTACCGTTTGCATTTTGAGCTGCGGGTTTTTGTTTTGTTTGTTGAATCTGTGCCTTCTTCATTTCCTGATCAAGCTCTACATTTTCAGCATCTGCATCAATTTGTTGCTGATCTGCAGCAACCAATTGTAATGGATCAATTGCTCTACCAGACTTAATATCGTCTGCCATCTCAACATCTATTTCTTCCATTTCAGTTTCAGTCTGACCTAAAATGTTAGTGCGGATATATTCAACTGAGAAGTACTTACCAATGTAAGGATCCATCTGAGAAATAACATTCAACTTCTCTGTCATCATTTCTAGGTTCTTTAGTTCCGTGAAATGATTATCATAGAGATAGTCATATTGGATATGCTCTTTCATATCATCCCAGTCTTCAGGAGTAATAACTCCTTTCAGGATGAGTTGAGTTTTTAGAGTGTCATTAAAAACATCACTAAACTTTTTGCGGAGTTTACCCACAAACTTAGTAAACTTTAATTCGTCTCTAGTAATCTCAGATGATCTTCCGAGATTAAATGATGTAGCAGAATCCAATCTACCTGCAGGAACATTTAACGCTTTGTAAAGTTTTGTTTGGAAATATTGCACGTCTGTCAATTCTCCAAGGTTCTGAC